TTTAATAAATGGAGTGCTATAGAACAGGAATCTTGGTTAGTTAAAAAACTACAAGAATTTTATGCAGCTGAAAATGAAATCACAAAGATACTAGCTAGTATCAGAGGTGGTCAAAGATTGCAGTATAATGAAATAGAAAGACCTGATGAGCTTGAATTAAAGTCGTGAAGATAAAAATTATATATAAGAAGCTAGGCAGAGAACAGGCACACGGCATTGCCGAAAGTGATGGTATTATATATATTGACCCTAGATTAAAGGGTAGAAAGAAAATGGAAATAGTCATCCATGAAATTTTTCACCTATTAAATCCTGAAGATTCAGAGGAACAAATAGTTGAAAAAAGTGTTACACTTACCAAAATGCTATGGTCTTTAGGCTACCGACAGGTAGACAATAGCAAACATTTACCCCTACAGGATGGCAGCAAATAACTAATTTTTTAGTCTGTCCGGTTTTCTGTCCGGACAAAATATCGGACAATTTACCGTTCATCAGTCCCATTTACCGTTCATCACATTTTTTAGAAATTTAGTATATAATACTTGGATAGTATGTAGATAAGTAGTAGATTTGTTCTGTAATCAAAAACAAACAACTATGAAAAAAGAAAAGTTATTAAAAAATTCAATTGGTAATTATTACTATCAATTTTTGTTTCAGGGTGGTGGATTTAATTCTGTATGGGCAGCTAATAAATCTAATGCAATTAAATTAGCAAAAGAAAAATTCCCTAGTATGAAAGTTCAAGAAAATACATTTGTTAAAGCAACTGAATCTATGAGAAAATCACAAGATTTAGCAGGTTGGATGATGTTTAATTAATAAAACTAAAAAAAATAAAATATGAATTATTTAACTGAAAAGTATGAAAAAGTATGGAATGCATCACCATTCCTAGAAAGATTACAATTTTTAATGTATAAATTTAATCTTAGTCAAGAACAAGCAGAACCAATAGCAAAATTGGAATATAAAAAAGTTAATCAACAATTAAATAAAAATTAAAATATGACACAGACTGAAAAATTTGAAATGTTTATTGCTGCTCTTATTAGACAATATGAAGGGTTTGAAGATAAACAATGCACAACTGCTATAACTATTAAAGCAGTAATTGATTTTGCTAAAGGAGTAAATAACATTTAAAAATAAACATATGACTAAAGAACTACACACCTACACAGAACTATGTACCAAATACGGTACAGAAACTATTGATGCTTTAGATACTTTTATCTATTGGCAAATGCAATACAAAGGCAGAGTTAATGTAAATAATACATTAGTATCTGTAGAAGATTATTTCAAATTCTATAACAAAAAGCCAACCTTATTTGCAGGGTATGACTATGAAGATGATGCTTTTACATTCGGACAATGGATGCAGCATCAGGCAGAAATAGAATATAATAAAATGGCAGAAATTGAGTAACTTTAAAAAAAACAAACAATGAACTTAGTAAAAATTCAAGCTGAATTAAAAGCACCAAAAGGACAATTTAATGCATTCGGTAAATACAAATACCGAAATGCAGAGGACATCATTGAAGCAGTAAAACCCATATTAAATAAATATGGGACTGCATTAGTAGTAAGTGATGAAGTAGTACAGGTAGGGGATAGAATCTACATCAAAGCTACTGCAACATTACTTGATGGAAGTGATGATAGTATTAGTGTAAGCGGTTGGGCAAGGGAAGAAGAAGTTAAGAAAGGTATGGATGCTGCACAGATTACAGGTAGCACATCTAGTTATGCTAGGAAGTATGCTTTAAATGGTTTATTTGCAATAGATGATACAAAGGATGCAGATGCTACAAATGAGCATAAGGATGAATTGGGTGAAGAAAAAAGATTAGAACTGATTGTACTACTAGAAAATACAATTTACGATAGTACAACCAAAGATTCAATAGCAAACAGGATAAGCCAATATACTACCTTAGAGCAGTATAACAAAGCATTAAAAAGTATTAAAGAAAATCAAATAAAATAATATGGAAAATAAATGGGGAATTAAAATAAGCAAAATTGCTTTTCCTGATGAAAGATTAGACTTTAATGAATGGGTTAAAAGGTTAAATGTATCTAGTCAATATGCTGATAAAAAGCTAATCCACAATGCAGTATCTTTAAACAATCAATACAATTTTTCAAAAATTAAAAACAAACAGTATGAGCCAACAAACGCAGGTGCTTAATCACCTTAAAAAAGAACCATTAACCCCATTAGTGGCATTAAGAAAGTATGGGACATTAAGATTAGCAGCATTAGTATTTAATCTTAAAGATGAAGGGCATAATATTATTACTGAAAGAGTAAATGTAGGTACTAAAAATAACCCTAAGTTTGTAGCTAAATATTCATTAATTAAAAACACAAAGTAATGTCAGAAGAAAAAAAGAAGTATGGTGCTTGGAAAAAAGAAACTACCAAAGGTATTGTAATCAGTTTTACGATAGAAGGTAAAAGATACTCAATGTGGGAAAACAAATACAAAGATAAAAATTCCCATCCTGACTATCAGATTTATGAAGATTTATATGAAATGAAAAACGAAAACAAAGATTTAGAATTTTAATTATGACAAATAAAGAAGAAATATACGCAGCATATGTGATGCAAAAAGATAGCTTTAACTACCTACAAAATCTTTTAATTAAAGAAGGAGTTATTTTAGATGATGTTAGAATACCTGTTACTGATAAAACTATTAAGCCTGAAAAGATTGTTCAGTTAGTTGAAGAAGTATTTAGTACAGACATTAAAGCAAATAACAGAAAGCAAAAAACAATCTTTGGCAGACAGGCAGCAGCTTATATGTTAAGAATGTATACAAGGTTAAGCCTATCAGAAATAACTTCATATATTGGAGTTAAAGACCATACAACAGTATTATATTCAATCACTAAGTGTAGGGATATAATGACTACTGAATATTGGTTCAAAGAAAAAATAGAACAACTTTGTGAGGAAATGGATAAATATGCTTTATATTTGTCTACAAAATAATCAAGAACTAAGTCGCATTTAGTTTATAAACAATATTGGGGGGATGATGAACTGCTAATGCGACTAGCAGGGAATCTGAACCCCATTTTTATTTTATGTCAAAAGACCCTGCATTTTTATTCTACCCTAATGATTACATAGGGGGAACTATGGGTATGACCTTTGAAGAAAAAGGTGCATATATGGAACTGCTAATGTTGCAATTTAATAGAGGTCATATGACCACACATATGATAGGTCAAACGGTAGGTCAAATTTGGGTCAAGATACAGGACAAATTTGTAAAAGATGCTGATGGTCTATGGTATAATGAAAGGTTAGATATGGAAAAAGAACGTAGGAAAACTTTCACGGAATCTAGGCGCAACAACGTTTTAGGTAAAAATCAACATACTAAAAACAAAGAAAAAGAAGTAGGTCATATGACCAAACATATGACAGGTCATATGGAAAATGTAAATATAAATGTAAATACTAAAGATTTATTTATAAATAATATAAAAGAGTATCAAGAAATTTTAGGTGATTCATTTACAGAATTTGTTGACTATTGGTGCGAACCAAATAAAAATGGTAAATTGCGTTATGAGTTAGAAAAATTCTTTGATGTAAAAAGAAGAATTAATACTTGGACTAAAAACAAACTAAGATATGGAAATTCAAAAACACTTAACCCAACTGCCACAAGCAGGGAACGAATGGATGCCCTTGCAAAGTGGGTTCATAGTTGATAATGAAATAGCTGAAGCATTCAAAGGGAACAAATTAAATCTAGTTTCACCCATTACCCTGAAAGAAAATTTAGCTTACATCTTCACATTATTAGGATTTACTAAATATCCTGATACACAGGAAATGGTTGTGATTGAAGATTTCATTAGGACTAGCTACCCATTGTTCACAGTTGAAGAATTTAGATTAGCATTCAAAATGGCAGTACAGGGTAAATTAGATTGTAGTACAGAACACTATGAAAAGTTTAGTCCTAAGTTCATTGGTCAGGTTATGTCAGCCTATACAAAAAAAGCACTAGAAGTAAGAAAAATGATAAAACCGATTATAAACGAAATTGAGCCACCAAAATTATCAGATGATGATATTGTATCATTCACACAGAAAGAATGGCTAGAATCGCCTAAAAATGACTTTAACAGAGTATTTAATGCTAATAAGGTATTTGCAATATTACTAAAGCAGGGCAAATTAAAATTTGAAGAACACGAAATGTTACAAATTATCAGGATGGTTAGGGAAGATAACCTAATGAAAATGAATAAATTAGTTGGATTAGATGCAAAAGAGTTTAGTAAAAAACTAAAAGATGATGATTTTATTGATACACAATGTAAAAAATTAGCACTTGTCAAATACTTTGAGGGTCTTTCAGGTTAAATATACCTACTGTGGTAGTGTAAAATATTGCTACACGATTAACTTTTTTGATTGCTATCCTACAAGACAGGATGCTATTGATGGAACTAATAGACTTAAATTTAAAAAACAATTTTATGATTTACTATGGACATATCGGCTAACGACCTAACTAAATGGGCAAAGAAAAATTTAGAATATATTGGGTATAGGCTTAACAGAGTAAACAATATACCATACGGAAAACGCAAAGGAACAATACAAAAAGGATGGGCAGACCTGCAAGGTTACACATCAGAAGGAAGGTATGTTGCAGTTGAAGTAAAAAAAATAGGTGATAAGTTAAGTGTTGAACAAAAAGAAAGATTAGAAGATATCCATAATTGTCAGGGATTAGTATATATTTGTACTGAAAAAGATAATCAGCCTGTACTAATTGAATGGACAAAAATAAAATTATAGAGCAATATTGGCTTAATGATGAAGTCAATCAGGCATTTGCAAAGATGCAGCCTGAAGAATTGCAATATGATTTGAAGGTAGAAGTCTTTATGGTTCTTTTAGAAATGGATGATGCGAAGTTAGATGGATTATATGAAAGGAATGAAATTAGATTTTACATAGTTAGAACAATGCTAAATATGATTAAATCTGATAGAAGCCAATTTTGGAAAAAGTACAGGAACTATACAGAATTTAATGGTAAGGAAGTTGCAGAGGTAGAAAATGAAAGTGTAATTGATGTAATGGAGCAGGGTATTGAAAAACTACATTGGTATCAAAAGGAAATATTAAGGCTATACACTTTTGATTTTAATAAGAACGCAAAGGAATTAAGCAGACAGACAGGAATACCTTATATGTCAATAATAAGAACTTTGAAACAAACTAAAACTGAACTAAAAAAACACATACGGAAATGATTCAAATAATCTTAACAAGTATCTGTGCATCATTATTTTTTAATACTATCCACAACCTGCACCGTAAATGGGGAATCAATTTCAAACCTTTCAGTTGTGGAAGTTGTTTGGCTGCGTGGATTGCAGTCGTATTATATTTCACACCTGAATTAATTGTAAACATTGCAAGTGTTTTATTTATATCAGGGTTTATGGCATCTATTGTAGAAACTTTAATATATAAAATATGGAATTAGAACATAGGAATTTTTTAAATCAACACATCAATAATTATGAAACTGCTCAAAGTGGTTTTCTTAGGAATCTAGATTTAGGTATTATGAAAATGTATGAGCATATATACAGAACATACATAGACCCTAATTTTATTTTGACTATTTGGTGCGGCAATTGTAGAATGGATATGGTATTAAGACTATATAAGTACTATGATAAAGTATTAGATGAAGATTTAAATATGATACAAAAAGAAATTTTAGAACCAAAAAAGCGTGGTCGCAAACCAAAAACAAATGGCTAATTATATACATCCAACTGCAATCATAGGTGATAATGTTGTATTAGGGGACAACAATTACATAGGTGCTTATTGTATTATAGGCGACCCTGCGGAACATAAAAAGTATTGGGGTAAGCAAAAGGGTAATGTAATCATAGGCAATAATAATATTATAACAGGATTAGTTACAATAGATGCAGGTACTGAAGATATTACCTATATACAGGATAATTGTTTTATAATGAAACACGCACACATAGGACACGATTGTACCATTTTTAATAATGTTACTATTAGTTGCGGTGCTAAGATTGGCGGTCATTCTATAATAGAAGAAAATTCAAACATAGGATTAAACGCAGTATTGCATCAGTTCACACATATTGAAGAAGGATGTATGATTGGAGCAAGTGCATTTATAAAAGGTAAGACAGAAACATTTACAAAATATGCAGGAGTTCCTGCAAGAAAATTAGGAGAAAATAAACCTAGATGAACGCAGTAATATATTTAAACTATCAAAGTAGAAACATTGAAACTTTGTTTCATAACATTAAAAATGCAGGTAAGCATATAGACTTAATTAGCATTATAGATGAAACAGGCATAGCTTATGCAATCAATAAAGGATTGATGCAATTAAACAATTTTGACTATGTTACGATAATGGGCAATGATATACTAGAGCCTGACAATTGGCTAGTAACTAGAAATGAATTTATGCAGGATAAAACGATTGGCATATGCTCAATTCCTTTAGATGGCTTCAATGGTGATTCATTAGATTTGATTGGTAATTTTACAATATCAAAAGAAACAATAAATAGACTAGGCGCATTTAATGAAGAATTAGACCCATATGGAGCAATAGACTTAGACTACTGTACTAGATGCAGGGCATCAGGATTACATACAAAGTTCATCCCATTGACTAAAGCTACCCATATTGAACAGAATGGTAGTGATGTTTATGGATATAATAAAATGGATTTAGTTAAAAAGACTTGGGAGTTGCATAATAAAAATGTATCTGATTATTCAAATGGAACTAAAGCATATTATATTCCTTTATGAGAATACTAGCAATTACAAACAAATTTAGTGGGGTTGGTTATCATAGAATAATGATGCCATTAGTCAATATGCGCAAAGACTATTGTTTGATAACAGATACAATCAATGAGGCAGTATTTGATAATAACTATGACATAGTTTTATTTAATAGATTCTTAGCTTCAACAGATGCTAAACTATTAGTAAAGATGAAGATAAAATATAACTTCAAACTGATAGTAGATAATGATGACTATTGGGTTTTACCACCTTCACACGTTCTTGCACAAAGATATAGAGAAAGTAATATTGCTGAAATCATTACAGAGTATATGAAGGTGGCAGACCTATGCACCTGTACGCACGAAAGATTGGCTGAAGAAATATATAAGTTAAATCCTAATGTAGAAATAATTCCTAATGCTTTACCATATGGTGAGGAACAATTTCAGGATAATAAATTAGAATCTGATTTGGTTAGATTATTTTGGGCAGGTTCAGGTACTCACGTTCCTGACTTAGATATTCTTAGGAATCCAATGAAAAAAATTAACTTCCCTGTAAGAACGGTTATTGCAGGTTATAATCTTGGGGAAAAACATTTATGGGATAGAATGATTGGAGTATTTACAAACGGATTAAAGCTGAATCCAACTATCTATGACTATGCAGATGTTAGTAATTATATGGGTGCTTATGCTGATTCTGATATAAGTATAATCCCATTGGTAGAAAATAAGTTCGGTGCTATGAAATCAAACCTAAAGGTATTAGAGACTGCAGCAAAGAAAAACCCTGCTATAGTTAGCAACGTACACCCTTATAAGAATATGCCTGTATGCTATGTAAACAATCAACAGGATTGGTACAAATGGATTAAGCTACTGACATTTGATAAAGCAGCTAGGATTGAATATGGGCAGAAGCTATTTGATTACTGCAATACTAACTTTAACCTGCACACCATAAATAATAAAAGATTTGCTATTTATAATAAATTGATAGGTAATGCCGATATACAAATGTAGCAATGGTAAGTACAGAATAGGTACAGGTAGTTGCATATATGACACAGAAGAAAAAGCTGCTAAAGTATGGGCAGCAATTATAGCTAGTGGTAAATATGAAGAAACTTATAATGACTATCCTGAATCAGCTAGTAACAATGCAAAGAGGGCATTAAAATGGGCAGAAGAAAATGGTTGGGGTGATTGTGGAACTGCAGTAGGTAAAGCTAGGGCAAACCAATTAGCGAATAAAGAAAACATATCTAGGGATACCATAGCTAGGATGGCATCATTTAAAAGGCATCAACAAAGTAAAGATGTACCATACTCTGAAGGATGTGGTGGGTTAATGTGGGATGCTTGGGGTGGTACTTCAGGCATTGAATGGGCAATAAATAAGCTAAAGCAAATAGATAAGTAATGGAATACCATATTCAATTTGGCAGATTCAGAATATCATTAGGGGTATTAACAGAAACAATACAACTAGGTATTTCAATAGGATATTCAGTAGATGAATTTGCACAATTACATAAGAGTTTAAACATAGGATTTATATTCGTTTCTTTAAACTTTATAATAATGAATGAAGAAACACACTAAACTATATTTAGATTATTTTGGATATGGCATAGAAGATTTTATCCCTTGTGAATCCTGTGGTGCAAAGGCAGTTGACATACACCATATAGAAGCTAGGGGAATGGGCGGTGATAAAAAGGCAGACAATATAAATAACCTGATGGCACTATGTAGGCAATGTCATTTAGTTATGGGGGATACTAAGACACATATGGAATATTTAAAAAGCAAACATAAAGAGAAATTAAATGGCAAAAGGTAAAAGCGATTCATCAAAAGTTTCATTTGGTAAGCGCAAAAGAGGACAGGCAAAAAAGTCTTATAACAAACATACACCCAAACCAAAACCATCAAGGGGACAAGGCAAATGATAATACTACCTGCACAAATAGAAGGCTTAACATCTAGAAAGGATAAGACCATTAAAGTTACCTTTGGCACACAGGAACTATCACCTGTTGATGCAGCACAGGTATTCCAACTTAACCAAAGATTTTGTTACATAGCTATCAAAGAGGAATCATTTCAACAGGATGAATTAGATAATTTAGATAGTGTTAAGACAGACTTAGAATCAAATAAGACCCCATCACAAAGATTGAGGGGTATTTTATATATAAACTATCAACAGAACAACGAGGGATACAAAGATTTTACAACTTACTACATAGCAAAGATGGAATTACTTTGTGAGCATTTTAAATCTAAATTAGATAAATAAACAACACAATAGCAGCACAATGGCAGCAAAGGATATAATAGAGCATCAGTTCCCTAAAGGAGTTTCAGGGAATCCCAATGGCAGACCTAGAAAATATGTCAGCCTATTGAAGGAACAAGGGTACAAGCTATCAGAAATAAACGATAGCATACAGGCTTTAATGTCTATGGATGAAGAAGAACTAAAATCAGTAAGCACAAATGATAAAGCAACTGTACTAGAAAAGACAGTAGCAAAAGCCATTTTAAAGTCTATGAGCAATGGCAGCCTGTATTCATTGGATACTTTACTAACTAGAGTATATGGCAAACCAAAGGAACAGATGGATATTAAGTCAGATAATAAAATAGAGGTTGTTTTTGTGAATGGTAAAACCATTTTATAATGCGCATAGAATTACCAACACCACATTGTAATCAAGAAAAAATCCTAGAATGTGAAAAAAGATTCAGGGTAGTGATGTGTGGTCGTAGATTTGGTAAATCAGAACTATCACAGGTACTTTCTGTTACATATGCCGTTAAAGGTCTTTCTGTTGCTTATATAACCCCTACTTATGGATTAGCGAAGGTTTTCTTCAGTAAGCTGACAGAATCCCTAGAATTGCCTAAAAACAAGTCTGATTTAAAAATAGACTTCCCTAATGGCGGACAGGTAGAATTTTTCACAGGTGAAAGATTAGATAATCTAAGAGGTAGAAAGTTCCATTTGGTTATTGTAGATGAAGCATCCTTTATACCTGACCTAGAAGCAGGATGGCAAAATAGTATTAGACCAACCCTAACTGACTATAAAGGGAAGGCAGTATTCCTATCTACCCCTAGAGGGAAAAACTATTTCTATAGCCTGTTTATGAAAGATGGTGAACAGGATTGGGCATCCTTTAAATTCACTAGCTATGATAACCCATTCATAGACCCAAAAGAAATTGATGAAGCTAGGATGCAACTGCCAAACGTAGTGTTTGAGCAGGAATATATGGCTAACCCTTCAGAGAATAGCGCAAACCCATTTGGGAATAAATTTATACAGGATTGTATCAAGCCAATTAGCAACCAACAAATAGTTGCATTTGGTATTGACCTTGCAAAGTCTGTTGACCATACAGTTATAATAGGGTTAGATAATAATGGGAATGTGGCTTATTTTGACAGGTATCAAATGGATTGGCATAATACTAAGGAGAATATAAAAAGGCTGCCTAAATGCCCTATATTGGTAGATAGTACAGGTGTAGGAGACCCTATCCTAGAAGACTTGCAAAGGGAAGGCATTGCAATAGAAGGTCTGAAATTCACGAGTTCAAGTAAGCAGCAACTTATGGAGGGTCTTGCAACTGCAATACAACAACAAAAGATAGGATTCCCTGAAGGCGCAATCACAAATGAACTACAGGTCTTTGAATATCAGTTCACATCTAATGGGGTTAGGTACTCTGCACCATCAGGCTTTCACGATGACTGCGTTATGGCATTGGCTTTGGCTTGGAATAATTTCAATATGAAAAGGGGTAATGGCAGGTATTCTATGATGTAATTACCGTTCATCAGCTTTATTTACCGTTCATCACAAAGTTTAAAAATAGTTGGCAATATGTTTGGAAAGTGTAGATAACATAGTATATCTTTACTGTATCAAAAAAAACCAACATTATGACACAAATTAAAAATCTTACAGAATTAGAAACAAAAGTTTTAAATGCTTTGGCAGGTGGTATGTATGCAGAGTATGGATACTCTGATTATGGATTTGCTGAATTGACTGAAGAACTTGAATTAAGTACAAAAGTATTAAGAGGGGTTGTAAGTTCATTAGTTAAAAAACAATTAGTTCAAGTTGAAACAGATAATGGATGGGAAAAGGTTGATGTTATTTATTTGATAAATGCAGCCGAAGGTTTGGTAAAACATTGGGTTGAAGAAAGTGAAGGTAAGTTAGAAGCATCTGAAATTATATAACCCATACAGGGGTGCGACTGTCCAACGCACATTTACCATTTATCCTTAATAATTACCGTTCATCATAAAGTGTGGAAAATATTTGGATAATGTGTTTAGAGGTTGTATATTTGTTATGTCATTGATTGATAACCAACAAAAACCAAAATTATGAACAATCAAAAAAAAGCTGAAGAAATTTATCAGTATTTAAGAAATCACAAAGGTTATGAAATTGCTAAAGCATCTTTCCTTAGACAATTAGAATGGGAAGGTAATAGTCCATTAGAAAGCGCAATGGCTAATAGCTATGCAATGTTGATGGTTGCTAATGGTGGGAATAAAGAAGAAGCGGTTCAATTTATTTTAAAAGTTTATAAGCCTGAAAATTTAGCTAAATTGCTAAAGGTTGCAGCAAGTAATCAAGAACCTAGTGTTGAATTAGTAAATGAAATCTTAAATTAATATTATGAAAAACAAAAACATACAAGCCGTTATTATTCTTATATTCGCATTCTTAGTAGTTGCGATATATCAGAACATTTAAGAGCATAGACCACCTCAAGAAAATTTTTAATATTAAAAAATAACAAAGGTAGTAATTTGGGTACTTGGGGTGGTTTTTTTAAAACAAACACAATGAAAGAAGCATTAACATTTACATATGAACTATTAAAGTTTACAATTATTTCAGTTCCATTAGCTTGTTTAGTATATATAATTGCAGTATCTTTATCTAAAATCAAGCAGCTATGTGGGACAAAATAAACGTATGGCAATACCAACAGATTTACAGTGCTTTAAATACAAAGGAGAAGGATGCAACTGATTTAGACCTAGAAGTCAAATTAGTAGGGATAGTCAACAATATGACTGAAATGCAAATAGACAGTCTACCTTTGAATGAATATAAAGAGTTGAGTAAAACCATAGCTTTCTTGAATGAACCGATAGAAGGCACACCTAAGAAGCATATACGCATATCCAATAGTAAGAGGTACAAGATTAATTACGATGTCAGTAAGATGCCATTTGCTAGGTATATAGAAAGTAAGGTATTTAGTGAAGACCTGTATGGTAACCTGCATAAATTAGCAGCTACTATGGTAATACCACAGAAGCGAAAATTCGGTATTTGGTTTAATGAAAAGTATGATGCTAGTATGCACGAGGAATACTCAAATGATATGTTGACTGCAAAGTTCGTAGATGTTTATCATTCGTTGGTTTTTTTTTATCAAGTATACAGAAATTGGATAGAAGTTTCAAAGGGTTATTTGGTGAAGAAGATGGTGGAAGCAGGGATGCAGGAAGCACAGGCGAAAGAGGTGGTTCAAAGTTTATGCAGTATTTTGGATGGCAATATAGCACCAAACTTATTGCCGAGTACGAAAATTGCACAGTTAGCGAAGCCTATGAATTAAGTACAATAGAATGTTTAAACATACTAGCATATCTAAAAGCTAAAACAGATTACGATAATGAGCAGATAAAAAAGGTAAGATAGTTTTCATAGTTGGATTTTTTGGTTTACTTCCCCATCCCTAAAAAGGTGGGGATAGTTATTTTAAGCCTGTTATACTATTTATTAGTATGAGCATATCCAAAGCACAAGCACAGGCAATAGCAGATGGCTTCCTTAATTCATTAGGCGAACAACCTATGAAGCAGGGAGAACTACCTGTTGCTGAAAGGTTGCTAAAAGACTTTGGTGCAGACTTTATAAAAACTGCACAGGCTAATCTTAGGGCAAATGGTTCTATTGCTTCAGGTGCTATTGATGATATCAGAATGTACTTCAGTAAATTTGGTACAACCTATAGTATTTCATTAGGCTACCCTAAATCAGAAAAGGCTTCTAAGTATTGGGATTTTATAAACAAGGGGGTAAAGGGAACTAAAAATATTAAGGCAGATTCAAAAACACCTTATAAATTTAACCCATCTAAAAAAAGCATTCCTATTTCAGCAGTACAGGGATGGCTAGGTTACAACAAATTAAAAGCAACTGCAGTAAAGCCATACAGAAAACTAGGGGTAGAAGCTAAAGCAATAGATGCTAAAAAATCTTTAGCCTATGTGGTAGCTAGGTCTATACATAGAAAAGGTATCAGGTCTACTCATTATTTTGACAATGCTCAAAAAGAGGTATTTGGTCAAAACTTCTACGATGTAATGGAGGCTGCATTAGGTAAAGATATTCAAATTAAAATAAGACAAATCGGTAAAGAAATAAACAATGGCAATAACAATACAAAGTAGTCCTGCACCTTATTCAAGTATGCATAATGACTTGTGGTATGTATCTAGTTCAACTAATGTAAATAACACTGCATTTAAATTCGTGTACGATGTGTTCGTTAACGGCGCACAGGTAAGTAGAACTAAAGTATACCCATCACCATCTGCAGAAGGCAGTTATGGTATTTTTAATCCTTCCCCTATGATTAGGTCTTTTGTTACTAATTACTTTGAGCCTTCAGGTTCATCAATCCTAGTAGCATCAAATGATAAGATTAAAGTGGATTCTCAAATAAGAATAGGGGAAGAATATGTATCAGGTGGTAATTTAATAACCAACCTAAACTTAGCTTCAGGTGCATTAAGTGCGTATAACTATTATCCACCTTTATTTGCAGATATATTATTTACTAATGAAGATAATCCATTAGTGCTATCTGATTACTATGACAATCTATTAATAGAAAACTTTACAGATGATTGGTTAACAGAAAGGGATACAAATGATATTACGATTGAATACGGTGATAATTTTTATGCTACCTTTTTTAGGGTAACAACAGGTGCTTATTCAGCCAAAATAGATGTGCTTAATGAAGCAGGTTCTATACTTGATACTGCTAGTGGTTCAATTACATTTAGCGGACAGATGAACCTATTTAACTGCTCTGCTGCTAGTATCAATACTTTTGCAGGTAGAAGTTTAATAAATGAATCTGCTTATGGATACGATGTATATATAAAATTGGGTGCTGCTGAATCTAGGAAGTTAAGATTTACGCAGAAGTGCTACCCTAAATTCAGACAATACAACCTGAACTTTTTAAATAGATTAGGCGGTTGGGATACAATGAAATTTGCATTAGTTAATAGAAGGTCTAGTGAGTTCACAAAAACAAGCTACAGAAAAAACGAATATCAGCTATCAGGAAATGCAATGACTAACATTGATGCTTATAACAAGTATAATGAAAGCACGGTTAACTATGCCATTCAACATAAGGATATGTTCCATCTTATATCTGATTGGGTAAGCCAACAGGATTACGAATGGTTAGCACAGTTAATGTCTAGTTCTATTGTTTATATGGAAGTACAGGGTGCATTTTTCCCTGTTACAATTAGCAATAATAACTATCAATACAAACTAGAAAGTGCAGATAAGTTATTTAATTTTGAAATAGACATTGAAGTATCTAAATATGTAAACAGTCAATTCAGATAATGGTTAGTACAGAAATATACATAGAAGATTATAAGTTAGAATTATCAAAGGAATTAAGCACAGAGTTTAATTATGCCATTGATGATATAACCGATTTTGGTTCAAAGAATACATCCTTTTCAAAGACTATTAACATTGCAGGTAATTCTACAAATAACAGGGTCTTTGGGTTTGTATTTGATTTGGGTAATGCCAACTTTACAGATGACACATTGCCGAATGTCAATTATAATTACAATGCTGCAAAGGCTGCACAGTGTAGAATCTTTATTGATAAAATACAGGTGTTTAAAGGCACATTAAGAATACTAGAAATCATAGTAGATGGTAAGGCTATTGAATATCAATGTTCTGTATTTGGGGAGTTAGGTGGATTTATTACTGCATTAGGTAATAAAAAAATTGAGGAACTAGACTTTAGCATTTACAATCATACTTATAATCACGATAATATAATTGATAGTTGGGAAGTATCAGGAGCAACTGCAGGGGATAGAGGTGTAAATAATAGTTTATCTTATGGTTCAGGATATTACTACCCATTGATTGACTATGGAACTTATAGAAATACAAATAATAGAGACTATAGTGTAATGACATTTAGACCTGCATTGTTTGTCAAAGAATATTTAGAAAAAATATTTGAAGGTAGTGGTTATGCTTATGATTTTCCTTTATTAAATACTGACCCATTTAAAAGGTTAATTATACCACACAATCAAAAGAAATTAACAAAGACAACAAGCACTTTAAATGTAGCTACAAAAACAACAGAGCAAGAAATTACAGGTACAAGCGCAATTACATTTGATACCGTTACAGGTTCAGGATTGGTTGCTAGTAGTGCAAATAGTGTATTTACATACACAGGCGCAACTTCTATAAACTTAAAAATGGTTTATACATTTGAAGGAGATGGTACAAGTGGTACATTTAATATTTATAAAAATGGCACGATTGTATATACTTTAAATAGTATTGGAGTAGATGGAGAATTTGAAATATTAATGAATACTAATGATGCAATAACTTTTAGATATACTAATACTGCACCAAATAGAGATGACCCACCTGTTACAATTACATATGCTCAAGTATCATTTTTTTCAGGTTCTATTGTTCCTGTTCCTTTAAATTATAATGATGATTTAGTTATTAATGATACAATACCAAAAGGTATATTTCAAAAAGATTTCTTTTTAAGTATTTGTAAGATGTATAATCTTTATGTCTATGATGATATATTTAACGATAAAAAGATTTATATAAAACCTTACATTGATTTTTATCCTGATACAAGTGCTAATGCTTTAGATTGGTCTGAAAAAATAGACAGGTCAAAGCCATTAAGCATCAAGCCAATGAGTGAATTAAATGCAAGGTATTACCAATATAAATACAAAGATGATTCAGATTTTTACAATGAAAGCTATAAAAAGAAATATAATCAAAACTATGGCGATAGGTTATATGATACTAATTATGATTTCAGTAAAGATACAGAATCACTTGAAATAATATTTGCATCAAGTCCATTAGTACAAATAGCAGGAGAAGAAAAAATAGTAACGCAAATATTTAAACTATCTAACGAGAATACTAAAGAAGACCAAATGGATAGTGTTATTCGTATTATGCAGGTTCAAAAAATAACAGGTGTACATAGTTGGAAAATAAGAAATCAAAATAATACAGGCGATTTACATAATGGTACAGTATATGGATACGCAGGACATTTGCATTTTAATGGTAGTGGAGTTCCTGACCAAGATATAAACTTTGGTGTGCCAAAAGAGGTATATATAAATACTACATCATATCCAACTACAAATTTGTTTAATGCATATCATAGTGAATACATAGCTGAAATAACTAGCAAAGATAGTAAACTATTGACCTGTACTGCATTGCTAAATACCCTAGACATTAACAACCTAGATTTTAGTAAATACATTTGGATAGATGGTGTACTATTCAGATTAAATACAGTAGAAGGATATAATCCTATGGAATACAATACAACCAAAATAAGTTTATTAAAAGTAATTGAAATATCATACTAATGGCAGAAAATTTAAATTTAAACGTAAATATAAATACGACAGGTGCTGAAGGTTCTATAGGTTCACTTAAAAGGCAAATGAGGGAAGCACAAGCAGAAGTAATAGCATTATCTGATAAGTTCGGTGCTACTTCTGTACAAGCAGTAAATGCGGCAAAGAAGGCAGCAGAACTTAGGGATAGGATAGGTGATGCTAAAGCATTGACTGATGCTTTTAATCCTGATGCAAAATTTAAAGCACTAACTGCTTCCCTATCAGGTGTTGCAGGTGGATTTGGTGCAGTACAGGGTGCGATGGCTTTATTTGGAAAAGAATCAGAAGATGTTCAAAAGACATTGTTAAAGGTTCAATCTGCTATGGCAATTTCACAAGGCTTACAATCAGTAGGAGAAAGCATAGATTCATTTAAGCAATTAGGCGCAGTAATTAGAACACAGGTTGTAAGCGCATTTAGTACATTAAGAGGTGCTATTATATCAACAGGTCTAGGAGCATTGGCAGTAGCTATTGGTTTACTTATTGCAAATTGGAATGAGTTTACTGAATATATTAAAAAGAGTTTTCCTACATTATTTGAATTAGGAGAAACAATAGGTGGCATAGTACAAAATATTACTGATTATGTTGGGATTACATCAGAAGCAAAAAGAGAATCAGAAGAATGGGCAAATGCTATTGGTAAAATTACTAAGGCTTTAGATAATCAAATAGCAGAACTTGAAGCACAGGGTGGTAGGGAAGATGAAGTATATAAATTAAAAAGACAAAGACTTGAATATCAATTACAAGCTATAAAAGGTAATTCAGAAAAAGAAATTGAAGAAAGAGCAGATTTAAATTCTAAGTTAAGAATATTAGATATTCAGGAAGAAAAAAGAAAACAACAAATAATTGAAGAAGAAAAAGCTGAAATAGAAAAATATAATGAATGGTTATTAAATCAAGACCTTATTCTTTATGAGAAAAGAAAGGAACAGTATAAAAAATTAAATAGAGAACCAATTGGTTCTGATGGAATGACTGATTCCGAAAGAAAGAAAAAAGAAGAAGATGATGCAAAGTCTAAAGCAGATGCTGAAAAAACTATGCAAGAGTTTAATGAAAAAAGTGAAAAAGATGGATTAGGTAAAGTATTAGCAATAAAAGCAAAGGCTGATTTACAATCTATTAAAGATGCTGAAGATACTGCTGCTGCTAAAAAAAGAATTGATGAATTAGAAAAACAAAGTAAGATAGAAACTGCTTATCAAATTGCTGATATTACAGCAGGTATATCAAATATAATAGGTCAAGAAACTGCAGCAGGTAAAGCTATTGCTATTGCATCAGCTACTATTGATACATACCTAAGTGCATCAACAATATTCAAACAGGCTTCTAAAAATCCAATAACAGTTGTAAATCCTGCATATCCATACTTAATGGCTGCTCCTGCAGTTTTAGGTGGTATAGCTAGGGTAAAACAAATTGCATCTGTATCTATTCCTAGAGGTGGCGGTGGTGGTGGTAGTATGCCTAGTATGTCAAGTGCTGCACCAATCCCACCACAATTACCTACTGCACAGGTAACACAATTAAATCAACAGACAATTAACGATATTGGCAATCAGGCAGTCAGGGCATATGTAGTTGAAAGTGATGTTACTAACAGTCAAGAAAGAATAACTGCAATAAGACAAAGAGCAAGATTTAGTTAATATTTTAAAAAATTCTATTTATGAGTATGGAATTACCTTTATATATGTTGGAAATATCTGATGATTTGAATGATGATGCAGAGGTGCAGTTCGTTTCATTAGTAGATAGACCTGCCATTCAAAAGAATTGGAATGCGTTTAAAAATGAACAGAAGTTTCAAATTATTAGTGAAGATAAGCATATTATCAGTGGTTGCGCTATGTTGGCTGATACTCCTATCTTTAGAAGCGATGCTACTTTTGGGGATTACTATGTTGCTTTTTCTAAAGAAACTATTACAAAGATTGTTCAGAAATACTTTAAAAAAGGCTATCAGAACAATGTTAACCTGATGCACGACCCTAATCAAATTGAGACAGGGGTTACGATGTTTGAAAGTTTCATCAGTGATAAGTCTAGGGGTATTGAACCAATGAAAGGGTTTGAAGATGCTCCTGATGGCAGTTGGTTTGTATCTATGCTAGTAGAAAATGATGAAGTATGGGATAAGGTTAAGCAGGGAATGGTTAATGGGTTTTCTATTGAAGGCATATTTAACTATGCACCTATTGTTTCTAAAGAAGCACAGGTGATGAATGAAATATATAAAATCCTAGAAGAAGTTGAATTGGGTGGTCCGGGCAGTGGTCGTAGACCTGAAGGCGGTGGGGATAAAGAAAGCACAGGTGGGAGAGTTAAAACAGTATCTGTAGATGATAAAGAGGTTAAAGATTTAATTGCACAGGCACAAGCTGCAGCACCTGAAGTTGATAAATTAGGCAAAGACTTAGCTGAAAAATATGATGCTATTGTTACTCCTATTAATATGAAATCAGCCGATTCTATTGTAAGAAAAACCAATGATGAAGAAGGTGGTAATTTAGGCAATATCAAAGATTCGGTTAGGAATACGATTATAAGTGATGACCCTGTAGCAATACAAAATATAATAAGAGACCTTAGTAACGACCCTAGAGTTGCAGGTGGTAATGGTAGAGTTAAGGTACAATCACACGATTCTAATTCATTGGGATATAGTGGCAATATTATCAATATAAAGACTTCTAACGGCTTAACTGCAGAAGTTCAGGTAAATACACCTAAAATGATATATGCCAAAGAAAAGCCTGCAGATGCTAAAAGAATACTAGGTGAGGCTAAGTATAACCAAATTCAAAAGCAAACAGGTTTTGTAGGTGGTAGAGGACACGAATTTTATGAACAATATCGTGTATTAAACCCTAAAAAAGATGGAGCTAAAATGAAGGAAATAGAACAAAAATCTAAAAAATACTACAGTAATTTTTTGGGATAATCAGAAATAATTAGTACATTTGTTATATGAGAAATGAGAACTTAATTAGTGAAATTGCTAGTGGAAAGGAAGTTTTCTTTGAAAACACTTTTGAAGAATTTGTCTTTAGAAGTATTCCTGAAGGTGGCTATGAGGCTAAAAGAAAAGGTGGGAAACCTTATGAAGTTAACATTGGTTTAAAACCGTTAACTGAAGCGTTTATTGAAGGAAAGATTATTAGCAAAGAGGAATACGAAAGCTACTAATCAATTTTCCTTTTAAATAAAGTCTTTCTAATTTATTAGATAATGGCTTGTTAAATTTAGAGTATATAATCTTGAATTTATTAGATTCATTTATATACTTTTTTAATTTACGGTAGTCTCTGTTCTTAATACATTCTCTGACATTGCATATTCTATCACACAGTTTAACTATAGATGCTATTTCATTTTTAGCAATTTCAATATAGTACCTGTTTAAAGGTGGCTTCTTAGTCAGTAGCTTAACACTATTAAAAACTTCTTTGTGTATTAGCTTGATTTTATTTTCATCTAATGCAGTATCTTCTAAAGTATCGTGCAATGCACACACAGACAGGATTATATCTAATTTAATTCCTTTGATATTGTTTTCATTACAGAACTTTTCTGCTTCATACCATACATTTAGTAAATGGTATAAGTAAGGCTTAACCCCATACTGCTGATACTTGTGGTATTCAGCAGCAAGAGCAAGTGAGTTATATTTTATTTTATTCATTTTAATTTGATTAAGCATACCAACTACTGTAAACACCTTCTTCATTCGCAGCATATTCGCAGAAGCAACCGTGTTTTGCTTTAATGTAGTAACTAACATTCCCATTGTAACCAACTGAAACAACAACCTTTTTTAAGATTGGTTCACCAATAAAAGCATTTTCAACAGGCTTAACACGAGCAGACATAAAACCTTCAGACCCTGCAACGTAACTACTAGCGATTTCTCTCAAAATTATTGATTTTTCTTTAGATTCAATAACCTGATAGAAGTTAATGTTAGTTTGGTCGTAACCCCAACTGTTGTAAATAACCTGACCAACTTTAAAATTGTGATTCATATTCTGTTGAGCAATCTTCTTTTGCTCTTTTAGTTGCTTCACAGAATTAATGTTAGCTTCTACTCTTTCAATCCATTCCTTACAGAATTCAGCCATTCTTTCAGCACTTCTGAATCTGTAGTTGAATAAAGCCTTAGGGAATCTTGCTTTACTAACTTTCTTAGTACAGTACCCTACAAACATTGGTTCATTTTTTACAGAAAGGTGGAATCCTAAACTTTCATACTTTTCAATTAGATTTTTCATAGTCTATATTTATTTGATTAATAATTGGATTAAAACACTAATAATAGCTGCTCCTATAAAATAAAGGAACAATTTAATTTCTAATGGTGGTGGCAAAATTTTGTGGTTCATATTTCTAGTTTTTGTTGGCTCTCTCTCAATGACATAACAAATATACACAGGTTCTGTACACTTTCCAAACATTTGGGGACTTTTTTTAAAGAATATGATGAACGGTAAATAATAAGGATAAGCGGTTAAGTGATAACATATCCACATATTTAATATTTATATTAAAATATTTATGAATCCAAAAGAAGCATTACAACAAATAAGAGCATTATTTGAAGATATGCCACAAGTTGTTGAGCCTGTTGCTCCTGTTGCACCTGTTGCACCTGAAGTTACAAAGGTAGAAATGGCTGAATATTCTTTAGTAGATGGAACGAAAGTTATGATATCTGCTTTAGAAATCGGTGGTATGGTACAAATGGCTGATGGTACTCCTGCTCCTGCAGGTGAGCATCAATTAATGGATGGTACATCTATTGTAGTTGATGAATTAGGCGCAATCGTAGAAATTGAATCACCTAAGTCTGATGTTGTAGAAGTAGAACCTGTTGCACCTGCTGCACCAATTCCTCCTGCACAAGACACAACTGCAATGGCTGAAGAATTAAAGGCAGAATTTGCAGAGCAAAAAAGTCAATTAGAAGCAAAAATTGCTGAATTAGAGAGCAAAGTAAAACAAGGTTTTGCACAAGTAGCTGAATTAGTAGAAGCACTTTCAAACACCCCAACTGCAGAGCCTACTCAAAAAGCAGCAAACGCATTTCAATCATACGTAACTACTAATGATAGCAAGTACGAAAGATTAGAGAAATATAGAAACGCAATTTTAAACAAATAAATTAATAAACAATGGCATTTTCAGTAAGCACATTAGCGAACTATACAAAAGAGAACGAAGCACAATTAGTTACTTCTTCAGTATTAGGCGCAAAAACTGCAGCTTTAATTAAAAGCGCAGGTAACGTAATGGTTGGTGTAAAGTCTGCAGAGACTATCAACATTATGGATACAGATGCATTCTTTCAAGCAGGTGGTACTTGCGGTTGGAACGCATCAGGTACAACTTCTTTCACACAAAGAACTGTAACAGTTGGTAAAATCAAAGTACAAGAGGCTTTATGTCCTAAGACATTAGAATCTAAGTATTTACAAAAGGCTTTACCTACAGGTTCTCAGTACGATTCAATTCCTTTTGAGCAAGAATTTTCTGACAAGAAAGCAAAGACTATTGCTTCTCAATTAGAGAGTGCAATTTGGCAGGGTGATACTGCTTCTGCAAACGGTAACTTAAACAAGTTTGATGGTTTAATCAAATTGATTGGTGCTGCTTCAGGTGTTGTTGATGCAAACGTATCAGGATTTATTTCAGGTGCGCCTTTAACAGCTATCAATGCTTCTAACGTAATTTCTTTATTTGATGGTGTATACAGAGCAATTCCTGCTAAAGTAGTAGCTGCAGAAGATATGGTTATCGTTTGTGGTATGGATACTTTCAGAACTTACACTATTGCATTGAAGAACGCTAATATGTTCAACTATGCATTTGATGGTAAGGCAGATTCTGAATTCGTACTTCCGGGTACTTCAATTAAAGTAGTAGCTTTACAAGGTCTTAATGGTACAAACGATGTTTATGCAATGAGATTAAGCAACTTGTTCTTAGGTACAGACTTATTGAACGAAGAAGAAAAATTTGAAATCTTCTTTGCTAAAGAAGCTGATGAAGTAAGATTTGCTGCAGAATTCAAAATGGGTGTGAACGTTGCATTCCCTGATGAAATCGTAAAGGTAACTATCTAATTATAAAGGGGAGTTGAAATATACTCCCCATTTTTTAAAACAATAAAATAATACAATATGCCGTGCGCATTAACACAAGGATATACCTTAGATTGCCGTGATTCACTAGGTGGTATTACGGAAGTTTATTTTATTGCAAGTTCAGATGTAACTTCTACTACCGAAGCTAGTGGTGTAATTACTGCTTTAACAAAGGCTGCAGGTAAAAGATTCTATAAATACGAATTAACAAAAGGAACATCTATGTTTACAGAGAATGTAGCATCAAATGTTCAAAATGGTACTTTGTTTTTCACACCTGAATTAACAATAATTTTAAATAAGCTACAAGCAAATACAAGAAATGAAATCTTGTTATTGGCACAGAATAGACTTGTAGCAGTTGCAAAAGATAATAATGGTAAGTTTTTCTACTTAGGTAAAACTAGAGCATTAGATTTGACTGCAGGAAATGCAACATCAGGTACTGCTGAAGGTGATAGAAGTGGTTACACTTTGACTTTTACAGGTGCAGAACCTGCATTAGCACCTGAAGTAAATAGCACAGTTGCTGCTGCTCTTACAACTGCAGGATAAAGTTTGTAGTTTTTCATAGTTTAGTTCCCCTACCCTTAAACAAGGTGGGGGTTTTTTATGTGCCAAAAAGTAAAGTTATTGACTTACTTTATTACAACATAAGTCAAGTTTTACCTTTACTGATTCATTTTGTAAATATTTATATAATTGCTATTTATAATTGATGATACATTTAACTAAAGGCGAAACTAATACTATTGTTATGACATTAACTGAAAAGCAGTTATTGACTAACCCTAATTATTTATTTGTGTTCACGAATAGGAGTAGTAATAATGTCATTAAATTCGTAGTATTAAACGCAGCAGATACAAGTTTATACAAAGACAGATTTAATCAGTTTAGCATAGTTACAAATACTAAGTTTAAAAACGCATTAGAAGGTCAGTACACCTATGAAATATACGAACAAGCAAGTACTACCAATTTAGATATTACAGGCTTAAACAAGCTAGAAACAGGGATTATGTGGCTTTCAGGTTCTACCTTGACATATAACCAATATACAACAACAGACACTTATACAATTAGACAATGATAGATTTAAGAGTATTAACATTCGCAGAAGCTAGACAACCTGAATTCAAAGAAAAAAAAGGTATTGATGGTGGGTACATTAAATATGGCGAAAATAATGACTATCCTGAATACATAGTAGATTTATATAATAAGTCTTCTAAGCATAGTGCCATTATTAAAAGTAAGGTACATTATATTACAGGTAATGGTTGGTCAGGTCAGCCTGATGCACAAGCATTCATAGACAAGGCAAATAGAGTTGAATCTTTAAATGATTTAACTAGAAAGGTATCATTGGATATTGAAATTTTTGGTGGTTCATTTTTAGAAATCATTTGGGATTTATCAGGTAATCTTGCAGAGATTTGGCATTGTGATTATACAAAGATGCGCACAAATAAAGATAATACGCAGTATTGGTATAAAGAAGATTGGAAGGATAACAAGGTAAAGCCTGAAGTGATTGCTGCATTTAATCCTAAGCTACCAACAGGTAAGCAGATTTTATATGTTAAGGAATACAGACCTAACATTGGTATCTATGGATTGCCTTCATACTTTGCTGCATTAAACTATATTGAATCTGACATTGAGGTATCTAAGCATATCTTAGGAAATGCACAGACAGGGTTTTCTGCTAGTAAACTTATTACCTTACCAAATGGTGAGCCTAATGATGAAGAAAAACGCAATGTAGACAATAGAATTAGAAAGACATATAGCGGTGCAGATGGCAAAAAGTATATGATTGCCTTTGTTAATGACATATCTAGAAAGCCTGTTATTGATGATTTAGGTACAAGTGATTTAACAAAAGAAGACTTTGGTAAGATAGATGAATTGATTCAGACTAATATTTTTAGTGGGCATCAGGTAACTACCCCTTCAATTATGGGTATTGCTGAAGCAGGTAAGTTAGGCACTAGAACAGAAATGCGTGATGGCTATGAAATATTTAAGAACACTTATGTGAATGCTAAACAAATGCATTTAGAAAGTATCTTTAATATGTTAGCTAAATTAAAAGGGGTAACAAGTGAAATTAAAATTATCCCTACAGAACCAATAGGTATTGAATTTAGTGAAGCTACAATAGCAGCTAATGCACCTAAAGAATGGATACTAGAAAAGATTGGTATTGATATGACTAAATACGCACCTGTTGCTGATGCTGCTGCACCTGTACAGGAATTGTCAGTTAATGAACATATCAAAGGTTTAAAAGGTCGTGAATGGCAGAATATGCAGCGCATTATTCGTGAATTTTCTAAAGGGAAAATCAACAGAGAACAAGCTACTGCAATGCTTAAAACAGGATATGCTTTAAGTGATGAAGAAGTAAATCTATGGTTAGGTGCAGAATTAGATGCTGAATTTGCAGCGCAAGATTTTAGTGTATTTTACGAATTTGGAGAAAGTCAAGATGCATATAATATTTGGAAATCTAAAAAGCGTTTTAGCGAAGAATCAGATTTTCATATGTTCGCAGATGTGAACCAATTAGAATCTGACATTCTAGACCAAATTGCAAAGCAAAAAGATATTACACCTGAAGTATTAGCAGAGGTTTTAGATGAAAGCGTAGATACAATTAATACTATTTTAAAAGACCTAGAAGATAGAAAGATATTAAAGGTTAGCGAAGAAAAAATAGGAAAGGGAATAAATAGCAACATCATTATTTCTAGGGAGTTGGTGCAACCATTAAGCAAGACAGTTGGTAATGTAAAACCACAGACTACTGAAATTTTAGTGCGTTATTCCTATGATTGGAAATCAGGATTTAATGATTCTGATTTATCAAATAGCAGACCATTTTGTAAAGAATTAATAAGAGCAAAAAAGCTATATAGTAGAAGCGACATAGAACAAATTTCAGCAAGATTAGGATACTCTGTTTGGGATAGAGCAGGTGGTTGGTGGACAATGCCTAGCGGTGAACATAGTGAATCTTGCAGACACGAGTGGAAAACAAACATAGTTACAAGAAAAAAATAATAAGATGTCATTAAATACATTATTCATATCGGTACAGAGTATTAAAGATAGAACAGGTCTACACGCAAATGTGGATGAAAAATTAGTTTTACCTGAAATTAAGACTGCACAGGATATGTATATTTTACCTGCATTGGGCAGTACATTATATAACAGATTACAAGATGGAGTTAATAACTGCACCTTAAATATGGATGAACAAGGTTTATTAGATAACTATGTTACTGATTGCCTTATCTATTATGTTATGAGTGAATTGCCAATGGGGTTATCATATCAGTTTTATAACAAAGGATTGCTTCGCAAAGGTGGGGATAATCAAGAAAACCCATCAATGCAGGATATGATTGATGTGGCAAACAGATACAGAACTAGAGCAGAATTTTATAAACAAAGATTGATTAAATATTTAAGACAGAACAACACAATGTTCCCTGAATATTTAAACTTTACAAGTGGTATAGATACAATAATTCCTGATTTAGAAGGTTATACAACATCACTTTATTTAGAAGATGATTGTGCTTGTTGGGATAAAAAACCTTTATCAAAAAAATATCAAGGTAAAATAGGCTGCTAATATGAGCAAAGAAGCAAATATTAAAAATCAAAATAAGCTAAAAGTTTATTTAGAAAAAACAAAAAAGAATGACATTAAATCAAATAGTAAAAACAATAACAACATTCGCAAACAATCACGAGCAAATTAAGTTCGTGTATTTTGGGGATGTATGGGAAAGATTAAGTAATGGCGAAGTTACTTATCCTGCTATGTTCTTTACTTTAATTGATGCTCAAATACTAGCTAAACAAATACAATATAATTTTTCTATCTATGTAATGGATAGAATGTTAATGGAAGAAACAAACGAAACAGAGGTATTAAGTGATATGACTTTAATAGGTCAAGATTTGGTTGCTGAATTAAGAGACCCTATTTATAATTGGATTGCTAGTGATAATATGACTGTTTCTTTTTATACGGAATCAGACCCTGATTATTTAGCAGGTGTTAAAATAGACTTTTCATTAACATTATCTTCATTAAACGATACCTGTCAAATACCATAATATGCAAAGTAAAAAAATAAACGAATTAGGAACTAACCTTTCACCTTCAATATTTGATTTAACAGTAGTTGGTGATGCTGCAACAGGGCAATTAAAAAAGATTACATTAAATCAGATTGCAAGTTTATTTGGTTCTGTAGGTGGGGTGTCTAGTGTTGCTATGACTGTACCAACAGGATTAACTGTAACAGGTTCACCAATTACAACAAGTGGTACTTTGGCGGTTACTTTAACTGCAGGGTATTCTATCCCAACAACGGCTAAACAAGCGGAATGGGATACTTCATATACTAATAGAATTACAAGTGCATCTGCACCTTTATCAATAGCATCAAATGCAATTTCTATTGCACAATCTAATGCTACTACAAGTGGTTTTTTAAGTTCTACTGATTGGGTAACATTTAATAGTAAACAAAATGCAATTTCTTTAACTGCTAATAGGGCAGTTAATACAGGTAGTACAGGTCAGTTAGTTGCTAGTATTACAACTGCAACAGAGCTTTCATATTTAAATGGTGTTACTTCAAATATTCAAACACAATTAGATGCTAAAGCAGGTACATTCACTTTAGGTAGTGTTAGTTCATCACCTACAAGTGTATTGGTTATTACAGGTTCAGGTGCGCCTGTTAATGGTTCTTTAACTTTTACTGTTAATTTAGCTTCAGGTAGTCAAAATGGATATCTTTCTAGTACAGATTGGACTACTTTTAATAATAAACAAAATGCATTAGGATTTACTCCATATAATTCAACTAACCCTGATGGCTTTATTACCTCAAGTGGTACGGCTGCTGCAGTAAGCAGAACAGTTTCAGGTACAACTACTGCTGAATTAGTTAGAGGTAATATGGCAGATAATGACCAATTTAGAATATTAGTTGGTGGTACAGGTACAAATTCAGGGTATGCTGAAATAGCGACTGCAGATGATGGTACAGAACCTATTTATGTAAGACAATATACAGGTGTATTTAGTACACTTGTAAGAACTGCAACACTTTTAGATAGTTCAGGTAATACTTCATTCCCTAACAATTTAAGTGCTGCAAACTTTAGTGGGTCATCAAGTGGCACAAACACAGGAGACCAAACTTTAGCAGGATTAGGTGGTCAGCCACAATTAAATGGAACAGGATTTGTAAAGGCTTCAGGTACTTCAATAAGCTATGACAATAGTACATATTTAACTACATCATCTGCTGCAAGTACATATTTGACTATATCAACTGCATCAAGCACTTACCTGCCTTTAAGTGGTGGCACAATTAGTGGAACACTTACCGTAAATAATTTATTAACAAATTATAATGTTTACAATTCTCAAACATCAAGTTATACTTTAGTATTAAGTGATGCAAGTAAGATTATTGATATGAATGTAGGTAGTGCTAACACAGTTACAGTACCTAATAATTCAAGCGTTGCTTTTCCTATTGGAACTGAAATTACTGTAATGCAATACGGAGCAGGTAATACTACAATCGTAGCTGCAAGTGGTGTAACATTTAGAAGCAAAGATTTTAGTACACGTATTGGCGACCAATACACAGGTGCTACTTTAATCAAAAGAGATACAAATGAATGGTATTTAATCGGTAATATTCAACCATAATGAAGTTAGTAAAACAAGGAATAATAATGTCAGCTAATGCAGGTACACCAACTTACATTGAAATTGTCAATTCATCTTTAGATATTGAAATAGCAAACGTATATATAGGTGCGACTTTAATGCAGGTTTGGAGTGGTTTATTACCTAATACAACAGGTAATGGAACTACTTTAAAAGTGCCATTAGGAGTAACAATACCTGATTATTATGACATTACTATTTATTATGGAGCATCTTCAACAGGTCAAAAAATAACTTTTACAGATAGCAATAGTTCGTATAATTGTCAAGATACAAATGTGGGTAATAATACTATTACCTTCTATGGTGTTTATGTAAATAATACAACCTATTGCATAATATCAGCTGAAGATGGAACTTGTTAAAAAAAATAAAAATTAATATATTATGTCTTGTTCAACAACAACTGCAGATTTAAGACCTGCACAATATAATGTCCAAATATGGAGAAACGATACTTGGGCGCAGGTATTTGCTATTAGTGCAAATAATGTTGCAGTAAATCTATCAGGTAGTACGATTACTATTCAGGTAAGAAAGACTGCTAATGCTTCAGCTATTGATTTGACTTTGTCAACCGCTGATAGTTCAATTACTATTGGTGGTGTTAATAACAATCAAATTACTTTAAACAAGCAAGTAACTATTGCTGCAGGAAGCTATTTATATGATATGAACGTAGCTTTTCCTAGTGGCGAAGTGAAAACATATGTTTGGGGTACTTTTTTTGTTCAAGAAGATATAACTAAAATCTAATGGCAGATATTAACGTAACAGAGGAAATAATAGATATAAACGTAACTGAAGAAGTTATAACGATTGAAGCACCTACAGGTGCATATCCTTTTCCTAATGCGGTTTATTCTGTATTTGGAAGGGTAGGCGCAATAGTATCTGCTGAAGGCGATTATAATTTAACACAATTAGGTGATGTAACTTTAACAAGTCCTGCAAATGGTCAGGTATTAAAGTACAATGGTACGCAATGGGTAAATAGTACGGATGCTGACACAGGCATAACTACTTTAAATACTTTAACGGCATTAAGTCAAACTTTTGCTACAGGCACAAGTGGTACTGATTTTAATATATCAAGTGCATCAAGTACGCATACTTTTAATTTCCCTAGTGCTTCGGCTACTAATAGAGGGTTATTAACAAGTGCAGATTGGAGTAATTTTAATACGGCTTATAATGATTCTATTACAAGTGCAGCGGTTACAGGAACAACAACTAAAACATTAACTTTAAATCAGCAAGATGGTGGTACAATAACTGCTTCTTGGACTGATATAAATACAGATGCGGTTACAAGTGTATTTGGTAGAACAGGTGCAGTTACTGCTCAAAGTGGTGATTATACAACTACTCAAGTAACAGAAGGAACAAACCTTTACTTTACAGATGCAAGGGCAAGGGCAGCGATTACATTAACTACAACAGGTACAAGTGGTGCAGCGACTTATAGTGGTGGCACTTTAAACATTCCACAATATCAAGGGGTTTTAACTAACCCTGTAACAGGTACAGGTACAACAAACACTTTACCTAAGTTTACAGGCACAAGTGCAATAGGCAATAGTAATATTACAGATACAGGTTCTTTGATTACTTTAGGTTCTACAAGTTATGTGAATGGAAATTTAGCAGTTGGTAGTAATGCTACTGCAAGTGGCACACTTCATGTTCAAAGAACTACCGATGGTAATATGGCAATTTTTAGAGGAACATCAAATGCTCAATTAATTTTAAGCATTTCAAGTTCAAATTTAACTTATGATTCATCTAATGGTGGCGCACACCATGTATTTCAAACAAATGGTACTGAGAGATTCCGTATAGATAGTAATGGTGGTATTGGTATTGGTAGTACAAGTTTAAGTGGATTTAATTTAAGAATATCTAAAAATTTAACAGGTGCAGTAAATGCTTTTAGCCTTTATCAAGATACTACTATACAATCCGATGTAACTGCTCACGCACAAATATTTAGAAGCGACCCATCAACGGCAGCAAGTGCATTTACACTTAGTCAATTAAGTCATTTTAATACTAATGGTTCAACATTAGGCGCAGGTTCTTCTATAACTACTCAAAATGGTTATTTTGTTGGTAGCAACTTTATTCAAGGGACAAACAACTACGGATTTAGAGGTTCTATTCCAAGTGGTACTAATCGTTGGAATCTATATATGGATGGTACTGCTGCTAACTATTTAGCAGGAGATACATCAATAGGCACAACAACAGGTGGTTATAAACTTAATGTAAATGGTACAACAAATTTAAATGGACTTTTAACAGGTACAAATACAGTTTTTAGCAGTACAGTTGCTAATGGCAACACTATTGCTTGGTTTGATAATAACAATACAACTACTGACCAATCTTTTGGATTATTAGTAGATGCAGGTACATCTGTAAATGATTATGCTTTAAGAGTTAGAAACGCTGCTGCAAGTGAATTATTTAAAATTGCAGGTAACGGAGCAGCAACATTTTCAAGTAGTGTTACTGCTGCATCATTCATTCCTACATCAAGCACAATACCTACTAATGGAATGTATTTAAGTGGTACAAACACACTTGGATTCGCTACTAATAGTACACTTGATATGGTGCTTAATGAGGCAGGTACATTAGGTTTAGGTCTTACTCCTGCAAGTAATTGGGGTAGAACAGGGTTTGAAATTGGTGTATCAGGTGCATCAATAACAAGAGAGGTAAGAGATTTAGTTTTATTATCAAATAGCATTTGGACATCAAGTGGATTAGTATATGCAGCAACTGCAGGAGCAGGTAGATTTGATGTTGGAGTTTCTGGGTTTAGATGGTATACTGCTCCAAGTGGAACGGGAGGTAATGCTATCACTTTTACTCAAGCAATGACATTAACTAGTGCTGGTTCATTGGGAATAGGCACAACAAATTTACCTGGACAACAAAATTTAAGAGTATCAAGAAATATAAGTGGTTCTACTATTGCTGTTGGTATATTGAATGAAGGAATAACTCAATCAGATGTTACCAATTTTTCAATAATGTATACATCAACTGCACAAACTGCTGCTGCTGCATTTACATTGAGCAATATGGTTCATTACTACGCCCAACAAGCTGCATTAGGAGCAGGTAGTGCAATAACAACACAAAGTGGATTTTGGGCAGAAAGCAATTTAATTGGTGCAACTAATAACTATGGTTTTAGAGGTTCAATACCTGCTGCTGCTAACAGATGGAACATCTACATGGATGGTACTGCTAACAATTATATGGCAGGTTCATTGGGTATTGGTAGTACAAGTTTGAGTAATAGAACTTTACATATTGGTAAAACAATAACTGGTGGTACAGTAGCTTTTGCAGTTTTATCAAATGGTGTGGTACAATCAGATGTAACATCACAAGCCAATAACTTTACATCTGTATTAACAACGGCTGCAGCTGCATTTAGCTTACCTACTTATTACCACTTTATTGCATCTCAAGGTACTATTGGTTCAACATCTGCCGTAACTAATCAGTATGGATTTGCAGTAGAAAACACTTTAATAGGAGCAACTAATAACTTCGGATTTTGGGGTAACATTCCAAGTGGAACTAACAGATGGAACTTGTATATGGCAGGAACGGCTGCTAACTATATGGCAGGGAATCTTAGAATTGGCACTACTACAACAGATGGTACAAGTTTATTAGAAGTAGCAGGTAATGTTAATTTTAATGGTAGTGGCTCAAGAACAGTATCAATCACAAGAGATAGTGGTAGTACATTACAATTACAAAGTTCTGTAACTGCAACAGGTTCGTTTATTTTTACATCAACTAATGGACCTTTAAATTTAGGTGCAAACAATACAAACAACTTTGTAACAATAACTACAAGTGGACAACTTGGAGTAAATTCTACTAGCCCTAACGCTTCTGCAAGATTACAAGTAGATTCAACTACACAAGGTTTCTTACCTCCAAGAATGACTACTACACAAAAGTTGGCTATTGGTACACCTGCGGCAGGTCTTATGGTTTACGACACAACTTTAAATCAAATGTCATATTTCAATGGCACATTATGGATAAACTTTTAAATAATATAAAATGACAAATTTTCAATGGGTAATCCCACAAGGTGCAATGCTAACAGAATTAGCAATAGATGGCTTAACAGATGTAGTAGTACAAGTAAACGCTTACAGACAAATTAGCGATGAAACTACATCAACACAAATCCCTGTATGCGTAGGGTTAACACCTCCAACAGAGGGGTTTATTCCTTATGCTGACCTTACTCAAGAAATCGTAGAAGGTTGGTTAAACGCAGGAACAGATGTATCAGCTTTAGATGCTGAACTTGCTATCCAATTAGATAACATTATTAATCCTAAGACAATTATATTGCCGAATCCATTTTAGTAGTATATTTGTATAAATTTAAATTTATGTTACAATTAAGCGAAAAAGACTTGAACGAGCTTCAAGCATTCATCAACAAAATCCCAACTGAGTTCGGGTTGCCATTGTTAAATTTCTTTGGTAAGTTAGCAGAAGACCAAAAGCCTAAAGATGAGGCTAAGGTTGTAGATTTAAAAGAAGATTAAAATGACACAAGATAGCAGTCAAGCATTAGTTAATACAGGCATCAGTTTAACTGCAGCTTCATTAACACTAACACAGGTACAACCTTTTGTAACTTTGGTAGCAGGTTTGACTGCTATTATTTCAGGTATCTTTGCAATTCGTTATTATTATAATGCAACTAAAAGATTTAAAGATGATGAAGTTTCTAAATAGTGTTTATGGTAGTTGGATAAAAGTATTCCTTTCATCAGTTCTTACTATGATTATTGCTAAAGGAAATATTTATTTAGTAACATTAGAAGAATGCATTAGTGCAGGTGTTATATCAATTCTGCCTATTGTTATAAACTATATAAATCCAAACGATACTAGATATGGGAAGCAAAAGTAAATTATTTATTATTTATTTAATATGCTTAATCATATTACTTATATCAGCCTGTAACCCAATAAGGAAGGCAGAACGCAGGGTTTTAAATGATTTACAAAGTAGTGAAAGAGTATTTAGAGAATTAGAAAAAACTAGACCTTGTGCGAATGATACAACAATAATTACAAAGAATGATACTACCACCATTATTGATACCATTACTAACTACAAAACAGATACAGTCAATATTAATGGGATTGAATACATAACTATAAAAGAGCAACCTAAAACAATAGTAAAGACAATTACGGTTGACAAAGTTCACACAGGATATATTGTAGATACTAGAAGGTTAGCAATAACTTTGGATTCTGTACGTTATTATAAAGAATCTTTACAACAAAGTAAAGATACTAGCAAAAAGTGGAAAAGTCGTTTTTGGTATCTTATATTAGCAATAGCTGCATTTATCATAATCAAAAGAATAATATGCAAATATCTGAGCATCTTACTTTAGCAGAATTGATTCGTAGTGAATCTGCAAAGCGCAATGGCATTGCAAATATGCCAACACCTGAACACATAGCTAATCTTAAACTTTTAGCAGAACATATATTTGAGCCTATTAGGCTTAATTTTAGATGCCCTATCTTGATTTCAAGTGGTTACAGGTCTAAGGAATTAAATGCCAAAATTGGCGGTGCTAATACATCGCAACATTCATTAGGACAAGCCATTGATATAGATATGGATGGTACAAGCTATGATGTTACTAATGCAGATATTTTTAACTTCATAAAAGATAAGCTACCATTTGACCAATTAATTTGGGAATTTGGAAATGTCTTAAATCCTTTTTGGGTTCACGTTTCTTACTCAGATAGACATAGAAGACAGATTTTAAAAGCAACTAAACTAAATGGTATTACACACTACAAACAAATATAATGCTAAAAACAAAACGCAGAAGGCTTTTCTTTGACATTGAGACAAGTCCTAACATCGGCTTATTTTGGGAGGCAGGATACAAGAAAAACATAGACTATTCAAACATTATACAAGAAAGGGCAATTATTTGTATATGTTACAAGTGGGAAGAAGAAAAAGAAGTTTACGCATTGCAATGGGATGCGAAGCAGAATGACAAAGGAATGCTTCAAAAGTTTATTGAAGTAGCTAATCAGGCAAATGAATTGGTAGGACACAATGGAGACAAATTTGATTTAGCGTGGGTTAGGACTAGATGCCTATTCCATAAGATTGAAATGTTCCCTAAGTATACAACCATTGACACATTAAAAGTAGCTAGGCAAAAGTTTAGATTTAATTCTAACAGGCTTAACTACATTGCAGATTATTTAGGATTAGGACAAAAGATAAAAACAGAGTATTCATTGTGGAAGGACATCCTATTAAAGAAGGATAAGATAGCAATGGAGAAAATGATTAAATACTGCAAAAAAGATGTAGTATTGTTGGAGCAAGTGCATAAGGCTTTATCTTTGCACATAGAACCTAAAACGCATTATGGGGTTGTATTTGGACACGATAGGGGTACTTGTCCTGAATGTGGTAGTGATGACCTGATAAGAAACAATAAGGTAATAACTGCAACAGGGTTAACTAGGATACAGTACAAATGTAATACCTGTAATAAGTACCATTCAAAAACTGATAAATAATGAGCAGGATATTATACTCTATCATAGATGACCTTTTATCTAGGGAAGACAAAGGTTTAAAGGAATACGGTACTACAATGGATAGAACTGATTTAACCGAACAGGATTGGTTGCAACACGCATACGAGGAAGCATTAGACTTAGCTATTTATCTTAAAAAAATTATAAAAACTAAACAGAATGAAAATGCCAAAAGGTTTTAATAAATGGAGTGCTATAGAACAGGAATCTTGGTTAGTTAAAAAACTACAAGAATTTTATGCAGCTGAAAATGAAATCACAAAGATACTAGCTAGTATCAGAGGTGGTCAAAGATTGCAGTATA